ATTTTTGTAAAAACCAACAATTGAAGAAGGCCTTAATGTCGTCTGTGGACTTATTGAAAGCAGGCGATTTTGATGGTATTCGTTTTATTGTAGATAATGCTCTAAAAGCAGGACAAGACAAAAACATAGGACATGAATACGCTAAAGATATTGAATCAAGGTATAGAGAAAATTCAAGAGAAATTGTACCAACACCTTGGCCGCGTATTAACGACTTACTTCAAGGTGGATTGGGAAATGGAGATTTTGGTCTTATATTTGGTAATCCAGGAGGTGGTAAATCGTGGTCGTTAGTTTCTCTAGGGGGACATGCGGTAAAAATGGGATACACAGTTCTACATTATACTTTAGAATTAGGTGAGGATTATGTTGGAAAAAGATACGATGCATTTTTCACAAAAATCCCCGTAAATAAAGTAGATGCCCACAAAGATCAAGTAGCAGAATTAATACCACAATTACCAGGAAAGTTAATAATTAAAGAATACCCAACAGGTAAGGCAACTGTCTCAACTATTGAATCACATATTGCGAAAGCAACAAGTATGGGTACTAAGCCTGATCTAGTAATTATTGATTATGTTGATCTTCTTTCATCAAGAAAAACAAATCGTGAACGTAAAGATGAAATTGATGATATTTATACTAGCACAAAAGGATTAGCTAGACAATTAGACATACCTATTTGGTCCGTTTCTCAAGTTAACCGTGCGGGAGCGAATGATAATGTCATTCAAGGAGATAAAGCAGCAGGATCGTATGATAAAATTATGATAACTGATTTCTGTATGTCTCTTTCTCGTAAAAAAGAAGATAAAGTTAACAATACAGGTAGATTTCACTTAATGAAAAATAGATACGGTATGGATGGTATTACTTTTGGTATTGAGGCTGATACTTCAACTGGTCATTTTACCATTAAAAATGAATATGATGAAGATGATGAATCAACAACCTTAGCACCAACTACTCGTTCAAACTCATTTGATACTGATGTTGATACTTTTGATAAAGCACAATTACGAAAGAAATTTTTTGAATTAAATCCTTAATATTAAAAATAAACACATAAATGGGAAAAAGAGATATCACAAAAGAAAGAATTGTTTACAAACCCTTTGAATATCAAGAAGCATCTGATTATTGGTTAAAACAACATCAAGCACATTGGTTACACACAGAAGTACCTATGATGAGTGATGTTAATGATTGGAAACAAAATCTTACTGAGTCTGAAAAAAACATTATTGGTACTATCTTAAAAGGATTTGCCCAAACTGAAACCGTTGTGAATGATTACTGGACCAATTTAGTAACAAGTTGGTTTAAAAAGCCTGAAATAATTAAAATGGCTGTAACTTTTGGTGCCTTTGAAACCATACATGCCGAAGCATATTCTTTATTAAATGAAGAATTAGGATTAGACAATTTTAGTGAGTTTCTAGAAGATGAAGCTACAATGGCTAAAATATCAGCATTAACTGAAGTTAGAGATTCTCATAATGGAGAAGCAAATTGGCATGAAAGAGCTAAATCATTAGCTATATTTTCTGCATTTACAGAGGGTGTTAATTTATTCTCATCGTTTGCCGTTTTATTATCATTTAAATTAGATAATAAGCTTAAAGGAGTAGGTCAAATCGTAGAGTGGAGTATTAGAGATGAATCATTACATTCAGAAGCGGGTTGTTGGTTATTTAGAACTTTATTAGCAGAAAACCCAGAATTCAACACACCAGAACTAAAAGCAGATATTGAACAAGCAGCTTTATTATCTTTAAAACTAGAATTAGATTTTATTGATAAAGTATATGAAATGGGAGACTTAAAAGGATGTCCAAAATATGATTTAGTATCCTTTATCAAACATAGAGTAAATACCAAAATGGGTGATTTAGGATATGGTGAAATTGTTAATGGTATAGATAAAGATGCAGTAAAAAGAATGAAGTGGTTTGATAGCTTATCAGGTGGTAAACAACATACAGATTTCTTTGCTTCGAGGGTAACAAATTATAGTAAAGGTGTTCAAAATTGGGATGTAAATGATTTATTTTAAAATATGGAATTAACACTACTAGCAATAATAGCAATTTTACTTAGTTCGTTATCTTTAATGGGTAATTTATATATAGTAATTTTGATAATTAAAGAAACATACAAAAGTAAAAAACATAAAACTAAAAAACGTAAAAGAAAATAATGGAAAATAACGCATTACAGGTAGATTATACAAATTGGATAGCAGGTAAAGACTACCCTACTTTTATGGATGAAGTTTCTTTAGCCACAATTTCTAAAGGGTATTTACTCCCTGGTGAAACTGTAAAAATAGCTTATAGAAGGGTATCTAATGCCGCTGCTATGAGACTAAAAAAACCAGAACTAGCAAATAAATTCTTCAAAATAATGTGGAATGGTTGGTTAGGTTTAGCATCCCCAGTTTTATCAAACATGGGGACTGATAGAGGTTTACCTATTTCGTGTTTTGGTGTTGATACACCGGATTCAATACGTGGAATCGGTTTAACTAACGCGGAACTAATGAAGTTAACAGCATCCGGTGGTGGTGTGGGTATCTCATTATCTCGCATTAGAGAACGTGGAGATGAAATTACGGGAAATGGTAAAAGTGAAGGTGTAGTACCGTGGGCTAAAATATTTGATTCATCCATTATTGCTACTAACCAGGGAAATGTAAGAAGAGGAGCAGCATCTGTTAATTTAGATATTGAACATGGGGATATAGAAGAATTTTTACAAATTCGTAGACCTAAAGGAGATCCTAATAGACAATGTCTTAACTTACACCAATGTGTAGTAGTTGGAGATTCTTTTATGAGAAAATTAGAAGCAAGAGACCCTGAAGCCATGAATAGATGGGCTACAGTTTTAAAATCAAGAATGGAAACAGGAGAACCTTATATAATGTATAAGGATAATGTTAATAAAGATAATCCAATTGCTTATAGACTAAATAATTTAGAAGTAAGTATGACAAATATTTGTTCTGAAATTACCTTATTTACAGATGAAGAACATTCATTTATTTGTTGTTTATCTTCTATGAATTTAGCAAAATATGATGAATGGAAAGATACTGATGCAGTTGAATTAGCTACTTGGTTTTTAGATGGTGTAATGCAAGAATTTATTGATAAATCAGCAGGAAAAGATTCATTACAAAGAACTTACAATCATGCTCGTAAAGGCCGTGCTTTAGGTTTAGGGGTAATGGGATGGCATTCATTCTTACAACAAAAAGGATTACCATTTAACTCTATTGCCTCTACCGCTCATACTAAAAATATATTTTCTGATATTAGACAAGGGGCTGAAAAAGCATCTATGGAGATGGCTTTGGAGTATGGTGAACCTTTATGGTGTAGAGGAACAGGTATGAGAAATACTCACTTACTAGCAGTAGCACCAACAGTATCAAATTCAGTAATTGTAGGTGGTATTAGTGCTGGTATTGAACCCTTACCTGCAAACATTTACACATTTAATGGGGCTAAAGGAACATTTATTAGAAAAAATAAGGAATTACAGAAAATTCTAATAGAAAAAGGTGAAGATAAAGACCAATGGTGGGATCAAATGTTATCAGAAGATGGTTCAGCACAAGGATTACCAGATAATGTTTTAACACCTGAAGAAAAGGAATTATTTTTAACATTCCCTGAAATAAACCAATTAGAATTAATACGTCAAGCTGCTATTAGACAACGTTATATTGACCAAACCCAATCATTAAATTTATCATTTGATGTTAATGATTCACCAAAATGGATTAATCAAGTGCATTTAGAGGCATGGAAATTAGGTATAAAAACATTATATTATTTGAGAACAGATAGTGTAATTAAGGGAGATTTAGGATCTCGTATGAGTGACTGTGTTAGTTGTGAGGGATAGTATATAAATATATACAACATTAATTATAATTAATTTTAAGAGAGGCACATTAGTGTCTCTTTTTTTTATATGTATCAACAAATGTAGTTTTTATCTAAAAATGTTATTATTATGTTAAATTATTTAAAAAATAAATGGATGGCTTTTAAAGATATATTTAAAGACGAAAACGACATCAATGAAAAATCTGTAGTTGGGTTTTTATCTTTTGCTGTTATGGTAATATTTGCTGTTGTTGATCTAGCAACAGGATATTTAGGTAAAGATTTAGTAATTAATGAATTTATTTATGATTCATTCTTATATATTACATTAGGAAGCTTTGGAATTGCCGAAGCCGGAAAAATATTTGGAAAAAAAGAATAAATATGAAAAAAATATTATTTATATTAGTAATTTTAATTTCAACTTTATCCTTTGGACAGGAAAAGAAGGAGGGATTTTTAAAGTCACTTTATACGGATTTCATTCAATATGGAACAATATATGCTGCAGGGGATATATCAAATTCAATTGAAGCAGCAGAACCTACCTATTTTGTAAGAACAGGTGAAGGAGGTACATTATATGATATACCCAGAGTAGAAGATAATACCCCAGATTATCCATTTGATTATAGAATAGGTATTGGAATTAGAAAATTAGCTAGATTCGACTATGAAAGAAAACCTAAAAACTTTTACGATGGTACAGAAAGTCAATTAGTATTTTCTTCTCCTACTTCAGCTATTCGAGGATTAGAATACCAACTCCATTGGGAAAAGGAAAGATGGATGGGAATGGAATTCAGAAACCACAATGTGTTTATAAAACATACAGGTAAATATCACATACTAAAAGTACAGAGTAGAGAAGTACAAAAAATAAACCTAAATTACAATTCAGCAGAACTTAGAGCTAGATTACCAATAGGTAAAAAGTTTTCTATATCAGCAGGAGCTATTGCTAGGGGTCATGATAGAGCATATGGTTATAATCCTATAGAATTATGGTTAAATGAAACCTCAATGGATAACAATGGTAATATGATTCCAACTAATCCTTGGTATACTTTAGGATATGAATATGGATACCAAGATGTATTTTATACTGAAACAAGTACTGATCCTATAACTGGAGAAGAAATGGTAAGGTATGATTGGTATTGGTTAAACCCAGAAGGTGATAGAGTAGCAGATTCTGATTTAGAATTTAGAGATACTTATTTTACTAGGTTAATGAATAGATATAATGGAGAAAAATGGAGCCAATTAGACCCTTGGGTAGAAATAGCTCCTATTATTGGTTTTGATTTTTACCATTACAAAAGAAATTTTTGGCTTCATACTTACGGTAACATAATCTTACCAGCTCATAAGTACATTAAAGGAGATGTTCAATATTCATACCTACATAGAAATGGGTGGGGTAAAGGAGGACATATGGAAGATCATGCAATGGGAGACGGAGAACAATGGACAGATTATTCTGCAGGTATTAGCTTAGGATGGAAAATTAACAGAAATTTAGGAATATTTGTTGAAGGTGAATTTGCTAAAATGTGGGATAGTGAGTTATATCAATCAACTTTTGGAATTAATTATACATTTAAATAAAATGGCAAAACAAATAGGAGAAGATACTAAAATAACATTAGACCTAAAAACAATAGGTTTATTAGTAGTAGGACTATCTTCCTTAATAGGTATGTGGTTTGCTCTACAAGCTGATATAGAGGAAGCTAAAGGACTCCCAGAACCAGAAGTACAAAGGATTGAATTCCAAATGAAAGATGAAGCCATTAGAGAAGCTATCATCAATACCCAGGGTGATGTAGAAGAAATAAAGGAGCAGTTAAAGAAAATAGACGAGCGCCTTTACGAACTACAAACGAGAAAATAAAAATATGAAAAAGTTATTATTAATTATATTGTTATTCATTAGTTTTAATAGTTTTTCTCAAACTGTCATTACAGATGATAATTTTGAAAAAACAATTGAAGGTAGATCCGCATTCCAAGATGATGGGATTACAATAGTAGTAGTAGAATTTTGGGCTTCTTTCAATGATGCTAACTCATTTTCTAAATGGGACAAACTTAAAGGGATTAAATATTACAGATGTGATATAGCAAAATCACCAAAATCTAAAAAAAATTATAAAGTACGAACCATACCTCATATTATTATATTTAAAGAGGGGTATGACGAGCATCACTTTAAAGCAGGTTTAGATTTTTCAATCAAACAATCAGTTGAAGAAATACAAGAAGTGATTGATAATTTAAAAAAAGAAAGTAAATTTTAAAAAATAAAGATTATGGCAGACGCAGTACAATGTATTATAGCAATTGACGACGTAAAGTCCTCAATTCAAGGTAATGATCCAAGAACTTGGATGAAAGCATGTGCAATAGAAACTTTACTAAAAGGTAAAAGTGGTAAGCATTTTAAAAATTGCCTGATAGGTAAAATGGAATCTACCAAAGAACACATCGAAGACCCAGCAGGATATGCTGAGGAATTATATAGTAAAATAAAAAAGAAATGTACTTAATATGAGCTGTTATACAAGAGAACAAATAAAATGTGCTGTAGAATCAAAAGAATATAAATGGTTCGAAGGTGGTAATTATAACTTAAATGTTGTTGGGGTTAGAAACTCTGAAACAAATAACAAAGTTACAAATAAATTTGACGATTGTATTACAATATCTTATAGTGTAGATGGAGAAGAAAAATTCCACTGTTTCCCATGTACTACAGACCCAGGTAAATATTGGGAAGAAAATTTAATAAATAAAGATGGTGTAGCTATTTTAGTTCCCGGACAATATAGGAGTTCTCATACAATTAGAAAACATCAAGGAAAGTATGAGGCCCTATGTCAAAAAACCCCTATTAAAGTCTACAGAGATAATAATAAGGATGGTAAATACGATATGTTAATAGAAAATATTCATGAAGGTATTTTTGGAATTAATATACATAAAGCAGGTTCACGAGTAAATGGTTCAACTCAAATAGACAAATGGTCTGCTGGATGTCAAGTTATTTCAAAAGAAACTGATTTTAACCAATTAATGGAATTGGCTTATAAATCAAAAAGTCTCTACGGTAATTCTTTTACATATACTTTAATTGAATCTAAAGACATATTCTAAGAATAAAATGAAAACATCAATCTTTTATATAGCGATCCCATTGACATTTATAACATTTATATGTTCCTATTTTATGGAACTTACAGCATCAAATCTTGAACAATATTTGGCAATAGCTCTAGTAGTATTTGCTGATGGGTTCTTTGGAATTATTGGAGGAATAAAAAGAGAGGGGTTTAAAACCTACAAATCTCTTAGAATTCTTAAAACATTAATGTTTTGGGTTATAATGATTACTGTAATATTATCAATTGAAAAGGGATTTGATGGTGTTAATTGGCTAAGTGAAACTTTAATTGTACCCTTCCTAGTATTTCAATTAGCAAGCATAATTAAAAATGCTTCAATGGCTGGTTTTATTACCAATGATTTAATGAATATCCTTCTCGATAAAATCGATAAACATAAAGGGGATAGAAAAGTATAAAAAACTAGTTGGATTCCAACTTCTCCTTTCCTATATTTATAACCATGATGGATAAAATAAAACAAGGAATGTTCCCCTTCCTAATAGGGTTTGCTGCCTTATCAGTATCAGCATCTGCTGCATTTTACTCAGTTAGTGGTCTTAGTAAACTCTTTGCGGGTGCATCTTTAGAGGTTATTATAATGGCGGGTTCATTAGAATTTGCTAAGTTAGTAACTGCCTCACTCTTGTATCAATATTGGGATACTATCAACAAAACCTTAAGAACTTATTTATCTATTGCTACTGTAGTATTAGTATTAATTACTAGCATGGGTATTTATGGTTTTTTAAGTGCTGCTTACCAAGAAACATACTCTAAATTATCAGCCGTAGAAAATCAAAAAGGATTTATCCAACAAAAAATTGACTTTTACCAAAATGATGTAACACGATATGATAAGCAAATTGAAAGAATTTCTAGTAATATTGGTACTTTATCTAATGCAAAAGCTTCGACCATCCAAGTACGAGACACCTCGGTATCTGGGGGCTTTAGACAAACCATATCCACAACTGAGCTTAGAATGGCGCAGAATCGTATTAACATTGAAGAGGAGAATCGTAAACTGGCACAACAAAAACGAATAGTAGCATCAGATAGCCTACAGAAATTCCAATTACAAGTATTGGAACTTGACAATAACACCGAGGTAGCTGGTGAATTGGGACCACTGCAGTATCTATCGAGTTTGACGGGTTATTCCATGGATAAAATTATAAATGTATTACTACTTATTATAATATTTGTATTTGACCCTTTAGCAATATCTCTTGTAATTGCCTCTAACTTTGCTTTTGAAAAAGCATACCCTAAAAAGAAATACAAAGAAAACCTATATGGTGAGAAGATAGAAGATTTTGATATTACACTTCAAGATGGTTTAGAATATATGGATGATAAAGATTGGGAAGAGGCAGAAAATAGAATGGACATTATAGGTCAGAATGGTAATGAAGGAGAACATTATTCCGAATTAGATTTAAATAAAGACGGGGTATTGGATAAAATAGAAATACAAACCGCAGAGGATAGAATTAAAAAATTAAAAAATAGACTATCAGAACCTTTATCTCAATTCAGAAAAAGAAAAATCCAAGAGGAAATAGATTTTATAAAATCAAAGATACCAGATAACGACGAAACAAAAATTTATTAAAGTAATACGCAGGAGGCTTGGCTACCCGGGATATCTTTCGTATCTTCACGTGTTGGTAAGAAAACCAACGATTAAAAACAATAAAGGTTATGTTTAAATTAAATGGAGTTATTGGTTATTTAAAGAATGTATTAAATTACACCCATTCTCAAGTATTAGAGTTTATTAATACCATTCCAGGTGAATGTCAAGGTGATGATGTTATGTTAAAAGGTAGTGATATCGAAAAATTATTAGGTGTTGCTGAACATAGAAAATTAGAGTGTAATGTTGTTCAACACATTAATTTATAATAAAAAATTAGGCTCCCCTAAAGGGGAGTCGTATATTTAGGTATAATTAAAAAAATAGAGGTCATGAAAGAATTTATCAAGTCAATTAAAGAAAATCCAAGAGAATTTAAAGAGAGTGTATTGTTTATATCAACGGTATTTATATTGTTTTATTTTTCAATGTGGATTTTTTATTAATGAATAACCCATACAACCCAACAACTACCAGAAAACAACTAGATGTAAAGTTTTCTAAATTACGTAAACTAAAATACAACGCCTTTAGATGGTGGAGAATGTATGATAATCCTAATAAACCCCTAGATAATAGAGCACTATTTCGTGATCGTATATTAAATGGTGATTTTGATTATTCACATTACAAATACCAAGCAGATTGGTGTGAGCATGAAATGAATGACGTTGCTGCTAAGTATGGTGATGATATAGGAAGATATGTTGAAGAAACATCATTATTACGTTCTCGTAGAAAACGTTTACTCGAGGATTTTGAAAAAGATGAAAATGGTAAATTAGAAATGTTAATAAAGGCATTTACTGTTCATTTTAGATGTAATAAAGAACAAGTTTATGAAGAAATTTTCAAATGTAGTGGAGAACTGATAGATCTTTATTATATTATAGAAGAGAAATACAAAATAGTCCATATGCCTTATCCTTTAAAGCGTAGAGGACGACCTAAAAAAGTTATATAATGAAAATCTGGCACATTAGTGATACACACACATTCCACGAATTATTACAAATACCAGAAGGTATTGATATGGTTATTCATAGTGGAGATTGTAGTAACCCAAGAGACCCTTATACAAATGAACCTGAAGTAAGAAGATTTATTGACTGGTTTAGTAGTTTAGACATAAAGTATAAAGTATATGTTGCCGGAAATCATGATACATCGATTGAAAAAAAGTTAGTAACTAAAGCAGACTTTAATGAACACGGCATTGTATACTTAGAAAACGAAACTTATGAAATAGAAGGTATTAAGATCTTTGGATCTCCACATACTCCTCAATTTGGTAATTGGGCATTTATGAAAGCTAGAAATAAGTTGGATAGAATTTGGGGAAGAGCAATCCCAGATGATGCCAATATTGTTATTTGCCATGGTCCACCACGAGGGATGTTAGATTTGTCCTATGATAGAAATAATCTTATGGAGCATTGTGGTGATAAATCACTAATGAATAGAGTTATGGAAGTAAAACCAAAACTAATGTTATTTGGTCACATCCACAACAACAAAGATATAGTAAATGCAGGTACTAGAAAGGTATATGGTTTAGATACTATATTCTCAAACGGTTCTGTGGTTACTGATGGAAAATTTGGTAAATTAAGTAGTCAAGGAAATATATTTGAATTATGATACCAGGAGTACAACCTAAATTATTATTAAATTTTGATACTGAAGAACCTAAATATAGGTTAGTTCGTGAAAGAGATAAACTTGTAAAAGAATCAGCTAGAGTTTTATGGTTAGAATTTAATGAAGATAGAACTTTTAAAGAACAATTTGAAGAAGCTTCAATTGGTAGAAGTTTAATTATGTCACCATTCAATCATTATTTTACATGGCAAACTTCAACAGTAACCGAAATTGTAGAACAACGAGAGGATTATATTAAATTTAAGACAGGAAATAGTAATTACGAATTATTTAAAATATGAAAGAACAAGAAATTAAAGATTTAGGATTTGAAGTACAACATGAAACAGTGGAAAGCTCAGGACACGATACAGATTGGCATTACTATACACTTGATATAGGTGATATTTGTTTAATTACAAATTCTAATGATGAAGCAGTAAAGGATGGATGGGAAGCATCTATATTTGACTTTCCATCTTGTGTAATTAAAAATATTGGTGATTTGAAAGCTTTAATTAACATTATGAAAAAGAATAGTATATGAAAGTATCACACGAAGTACCCCGCTGTTTATTAACAGTATCCCCCGAGTTCAATGATTACGAATATATATTACCTCACTTGTTAGATCAAGATGAAGAATATAAACAATATTTTTTAGATGCTAAAGCTAAAGGACGTTATATTGTAATGGACAATTCATTACATGAACTTGGAGAAGCATATAACAGTGAACGTTTATTATATTGGATTAATGAAATAGAACCAGATGAATTTATGGTACCTGATGTTTGGATGGATTGTCATCAAACAGCAGCACAAGCAAAGTACTGGCTTCAATTTAAATTCCCAGAAAAAACTAAAAAGATAGCAGTAATTCAAGGTAAGGATAAAAACGACGCTTATTTATGTGCTGGGTTATTAAGGGAATTAGGTTACGATAAATTATGTGTATCTTATGGTGCTACTTGGTATAACAATTTCTTCCCACACACCAATGTGGATATGGGAAAAGCATTAGGTAGAGTACGATTTGTACAAGGTTTATTAAATTTATCTCATTTAAAAGATGTTAAATTTCATTTATTAGGATGTGCAATACCTCAAGAATTTGGTTGGTATGACAATGATTCTCGAATAGAATCAATTGACACCTCAAACCCAATAATGGCTGCTTTAGAAGGTACTTGGTATAGTGAAAATGGTTTAAATTCTAAACCAAAGGCAAATATGAATGACTATTTTGATATAGGCTTTTCAAAGGTTGATTATCTAAATGTTAAATATAATGTAAATAAATTTAGAGAAATAGTTAAAAAACATATCACATAAAACTAGGATACCCCATATATCTGTCGTATATTTACGTATTAGAAACAATTAAAAAAATAAAAGTTATGATGTCACTTTTCGATTACCAAGGTCACGCAGATAAAGACGGGACAGGATTAAAAGTTAATGCTTATGCCATGTTAAAAAAACAACCTTATAAAAAAAGGTTATTAGAGTTTAATGGTATGGAAGTATTTTTATATACCGAAGAATTTCTAAAGGAATTTTTTGAAATCCAAGAAATTTTTAAGGCATAAATTATGGCAAATAGCAATAGAACAGAGATCTATATAGAAGGATCTAAAGAAGCAATTGATAATTTTGTAGAACGATTTGAAAAGTGTCATAGTGGTCCTTACCCAAACCAAGAAGAAAACCCCCACATAGCAGATGAATTTGGGGCAGATGCTGAATTATTTATTGATAAAGTTGGTTCAAAATGGATAGAAATTTGGGATGAGGGATTTTATCGCTCAAGTGATAATAGATGTGAAATCTATTTAGATTCAGCTTGGTATCCACCATCAGATATGATTTTAGAAATTTATAGACAAATGGCTGAAATTGATGATGAAATCAAAGTATCAGGTAAATACTGGGATGAAGGACATCAACCAATAGGAGTATTCGAAGTATACTATGGGCAGATAATTTCGGAAGAACAAAGTATTGATGATGATGAAGATCAAGAATATTTTTGGGGTGATGTAATTGAACCTGCGTTCGAAATCCTCCAAGAGAGATTAGATAAAGTAATGAAAGAAATATAATATGGCAGAATTTATAAGACACGCATTAGGTCTTTGTGGAGAGCACTACCATCCAAACCTATTGACACTTCTCATAGGAGGGGTTGGGTTTTCAACTATTTTTTCGTATGTTCGATCATATATAAAATGTAAAATTAATCAAGCGTTTGCCTATACGCAAAATACCTGGCAAAAATTAAATAAATAAAAACAGGATTAGCCTATATCCATATAATACCTGGCAGTTATAAATTTAAATAAATTATGAGTAAAACAAAAAAACATTGCGTAGTTAGTCTTTCAGGAGGAATGGATAGCAGCACATTACTATTAAGAGCATTAAAAGAATATGATACTGTAACAGGTATTTCATTTGATTATGGTCAAAAACACAGAGTAGAATTAGAAAGAGCTCAACAATTAGTAGATTATGTAAATAATAACCCTATGAGAGTATATCATCATGACCATGCTGAAAATGGTTTTGAAGAAGTATATTCTAAAATTAATTACCGTCAAATTAAATTAGATGGTTTAGCAGATTTACTAGATTCAGCATTAGTTGAAGGTGGAGATGATGTTCCAGAGGGACATTATGAGAATGATAATATGAAAGAAACAGTTGTACCTAATAGGAATAAGATATTTGCTTCTATTACACAAGCTGTAGCATTATCCGTAGCAAATAAAACAGGAGAAAAATGTCATATTGCTTTGGGAGTACACGCCGGAGATTTTGAAGTTTATCCTGATTGTAGACAAGAATTTAGAGATGCCGATGATACCGCTTTTAGAGAAGGTAACTGGAACGCTGATATGGTAGGATACTTTACACCTTATATCAAAGGTAATAAATTTACAATATTACAAGATGGGGAAAAATTAGTTGAGGAACTAGGTTTATCATTTGATGAGGTGTACAAACGTACAAACACCTCATACAAACCATATCCTTCAGGTAACTCAGATTATAAATCAGCATCAAGTGTTGAACGTATTGAAGCATTTATCGAATTAGGAAGACGTGACCCCGTTCAATATGAAGATGAGAGTGGCGAAGTATCTTACGAAGTAGCAGAAGCACACGTAAGAGAAATACTTGCACAACATGGTAAAACCCATACTGTAGCTGTATTAGGAAGAGATTAAGAATGCATTTTCAATAAGGGTATTCATATGTATAATAAAATGGATACCCTCATGAAAAAATGTATTGATTGTAAAAAAGAATTAGAATTAGAATCTTTTCCTTATGATAAAAGTAGAGACCGATACTTAAGCGTTTGTAAATCCTGTACTAGTAAGCGTACACAAGCTTATAGGCTTAAAAATAAGGATAAGTGGAGGGAATATGACAGAACCTCCAATAAAAAGTATAAACAAGTAATCAATGAATGGAAGTCTCAGGGTTGTAGTAAATGTGATGAAAAAAGACCTTGGGTTATAGACGCCCACCATTTAGACCCAAATGAGAAGGATTTTATGGTTGGGGCAACAAAGAGGAGTATTAAAGTAGTAAAAGAAGAATTAAAAAAATGTATACCTTTATGTTCAAACTGTCATAGAGATTTACATTATAGAGAGACAGAAAAGCTGTAATAGATGATGGTGCTAAAAGGATGAAAAAAGGTTTGTAGTAATCCAAGCGTAAGCAAATCATTAATCAGAAACCTTGAAAGACCCGAAACGTCTCTTTTCGGGGGATTAGCTCAGTTGGCTAGAGCGTCTGCTTTGCAAGCAGAAGGTCATCAGTTCGATTCTGATATTCTCCACATTGCTTCTGTAGCTCAGTTGGTAGAGCAGCTGATTTGTAATCAGCAGGTCGTCGGATCGTAGCCGGCCAGAAGCTCAAAATAGGAAGATTGGCAGAGTGGTCGAATGCGGCAGTCTTGAAAACTGTTGACTGTAACAGGTCCGGGGGTTCGAATCCCTCATCTTCCGCAAAATGTAGGTCCACATTGTGGATATATGTTCCTTCATGGGATTAAGGATTGGGGGTTCCCGGTCGCCTACAGTAATGTCTTATGGTGTAATTGGTAACACGTCTCGTTTTGGTCGAGAAGAGTCTAGGTTCGAGACCTAGTGAGACAACTAAAATTAAAAGTTATGAAAAAACAAGAATTACCAGATGCAAAAAAACATCAACAAATTAGCTTTATTAAATCAGGAATCCGTTTATTAGGTTATGGAGCTTTATGGTTTAGCTTGGATATTGCAGTTATTTTACTTATATTGAGTGAAATAGTAGGAATAGGAGAAGAATTAGTATAAATAATAATTATGAGCAAAGAAATAGAAACTTACGTAAGAGAAAATTACAAAAAAACATTTGGTGATAAACCATTAATTATTGAAGAGAGAGAATCATGTTATTTAGTATCAACTAGTAAGGATGATTCACCTTTAATTTTAAGTAAAAACATAAACAATTAAAATAAAAATTATGAGTAAAATTTATTATTTTTCTGCGAACTGGTGTCAACCTTGTAAACAGTTAGCACCAACAATGGAAAGAAGTGGTCTACCATTTCAAAAAGTTAATGTAGATGAAGATTCAACTTTATCAGCAAAATATGGAATTAGAAATGTTCCTACTTTAGTAAAAGTAGATAATAGTGGTAATGAAGTTAGTAGATTAGTAGGTAACAACCCACTAGAAAAAATTCAAAGCTGGTATAATGGGTAGAACAGCAATAGATATAGTTTTAGAAGGAGTATCTAGTGGTAGTATAACCCAAGAAGATGCTAAAATTCTATTAGAAGTAATCAACCAAAAAGGAGGTAATACTTTTGTACCTGTACCTTACAGAGAAATAAACATACCAGATTGGACATACGATCCATATAGACCAGGTCAACCTTGGTATACAGTAACAAGTCATACATCTGGATATTCTCAAGCAGAAGGGACTACAGATAATCAACCAAAAACAACATTAACAACAAATGGGTAAATTTCAATCAAGTAAAGTATTTGACGGGTTTAGTACAGTATTTCGTCAACACAATGCAGGAAGTACTCATTGTAGGTTTGTACATGGTTATGGTATATCATTTAAAGTCTACTTTGAAGGTGAATTAGATGATCGTAATTGGGTTTGGGATTTTGGTGGTATGAAAAGAGCTAAAACTCAAATCGATGGTATGTCTCCAAAAGAATATTTCGATTTTATGTTTGACCACACTATGATTATAGCAGAAGATGACCCATTTAAGGTAGCTTTTATAGAAATGGGAGAGGCAGGAGCAGCACAAGTAAGAATTATACCAGCTACAGGAGCAGAAAAATTTGCTGAATTTATATTTAACAAGGTTAACCCTTTCGTATTAGAAGAAACAAATGGTAGAGTTAGAGTTACTAAGGTTAAATTTATGGAGCATGGTAAAAATGCAGCATATTACGTAGAAGATTAATATAATAGTGAAACAACCACATTAAAAAATTATGGAACATAAAAAATTAAAAAGGGTAGAGGATTACGATAAAGTTCTACCGATTGTTGAGGTTTACACAGCAGTTCAATCAGAAGGATCAAGAGCAGGTTACCCTACAGTAGTTATTAGAACCACAGGATGCACGCATCGTTGTTATTTCGGTGAGGGTGGATGGTGTGATTCTTTTTATACTTCAATTCACCCAGAAAAAGGTAAGTATACATTCCAATCAATAATTGATATGTACAAAGCAAACCCCCATATCAAAGAAATGATGTTAACGGGAGGCTCACCTACAATGATACCTCACTTAGTTAACGAATTAACACATTTTGCACATGAGAATGGTATTTTTATTACTATCGAAACTGAGGGATCTCATTTCCTCGCCACAGACTATCCTATTCATTTGTTATCTATTAGTCCTAAGTTTTCTAATTCTGTTCCTGTCTTAGGAGTAGAAACACCTCAAGGTGCTATCACAGACCAAAAAATGATTGATAGACATAATAAGCTTAGACTTAATTATAAAGCTATGTCTGACATGATGTCCTACCACCCAGATTATCATATCAAACCAGTATGGGATGGTAAAGATGAAAAGACATTAGAGGAAATTTTAACTTTTATTAAAGTTATGGATATACCTCAAGATAAAGTATGGTTTATGCCTGCTGGAGATTCAAGAGAGGGTCTATTTAAATCTTACCCTTTAGTATTTGATTGGGTTAGAGATAATGGTTATAGAATGACTTGGAGGCCTCACATAATAGCCTTCCAAGACCTTCGGGAGGTGTAGTGGATACCCAAATAAAGTTTCGTATATTATATTAAATAAAAAGTTATATCAATGGAAAATAGAAGAAAACTCCACGAACAGTTAGAAGTGGTACAAGAGGGATTCGCAAACGGTGTAGCACCAGGATTCCCATTTAATGATGAACAAAAATTAGCAATGATTGAGGAAGCTGAAGAAGCTTATGGTAAGTTTTTAACAGCACTAAAATGTGATTGGAGAAATGACCCAAATTCAGCAGAAACTCCAAGACGCGTAGCAAAGGCATATGTAAATGATTTATGGGCTGGTAGATACACTCAAATGTCCCCTATCACTTCATTCCCATCAGATGGTTATGATGGTATTATTATAGAACGTAATATACCGTTAACTTCAATGTGTTCTCATCACCACCAAACAATAGATGGTGTTGTTCATATTGGATACATAGCAGGAGAAGATGGACAAGTAATTGGTTTATCTAAACTAAATAGAATTGTAGAGTTATTTGGTAGAAGAGGAGCAATACAAGAACAATTAACATCAGCTATTCACAATGCCGTAGAAAAAATTACTGAAGGTAATAAAGGTGTTATTGTTACTATAGTAGCAGGACACAATTGTGTTTCATGTAGGGGTGTTAAACACCAAGGTGCTTCAATGGTAACCACCAAAGTATCTGGTGTGTTTAAAGATAATGATAATGTAGCTAGAAAAGAATTTTTTGATAGCTTAAAAATTAATAACGGAGGACATAACATATAAGAGAAATGGCATTAAAAGCAGATAATAAAATATTTTTAAGTTGGATTGATGTAAATGATGCAGTTGATAACTTATGTGATAAAATTCGACATGACCAACCTAATATAGATTCAATCCATGGTATTGCTAGAGGGGGGTTAATCCCCGCTGTCTTAATATCACATAAACTAGGTTTACCTTGGACTGATGCTATATTACCTAATACTCTAGTAGTTGATGATATATGCGATTCAGGAGTTACTCTAGAAAAATCCCCAGGGGTTTATACCGCTGTATTACATTATAAACCTCATACATCTTGTTTTAAACCAACTCTTTGGTCTAAGATACATGAAGGGGATGAATGGCTTATTTACCCTTGGGAGACTAAAAATTCAGATCCCATACAAGATTATTTAAAAGAAGATAAGATATGGTATGATGGTAATTATATTGCGGGTATGACGAATGACAAAGAAGGGTCATTTATGAAATTTCAAAATAAAATAAAAACTAAAAATAAATAAATTATGAATTATTGGCAAGTAGACGTAAAGTTAACAATGGAACATGAAAGTGGCAAAATCCAAAAAGTAACAGAAAAATACCTAGTAGAAGCAGTATCACCAACAGATGCAGAAGCTAAAGTATACAAAGATTTTGAAGGTGAAAGTAATTTTACAGTAGACAAAATCGTAAAAACAAAAATTATTAAAATTATATCTTAATGAGTAATCAATTAAGTTTATTTAGCGAAGCAGATGTGCCTTTTGTTAATGAAGTAGAAATATTTAACGGCACATTCGGTAAACCAAATAATTATGAACCAAACATACCAGAAAAAAAAGAATGGCAATTCGTTTACGACTTCGTACTCGAAGAACTTGAAGAATATAAAGAAGCTTGCGAAAAAGGAAACATCGTGGAAGTTTTGGACGCTTTGTGCGATATTGCTTATGTTTCCCTTGGGAACGGTACTATGTTACACGGTCTTAAAGATAAGATATGGCCAGCTTATCAAGAAGTACAAGCAAGTAATATGTCAAAAGCTTGCGTATCTGAGAAAGAAGCCTTGGATACCGTCAGCTTACGAAGTAAGGAACAAGGTGAGGCCTGCCATTTTACGAAACTTGAGGAAGGACGGTATATTGTCTATAGATCTAGAGACAAAAAAGTAATGAAAAATGTTAATTACTTTAGACCTGACTTATCGCAATTCTTTACAACTGAGGAATTGGCTAAAAATTATTTAGCAGAAACGATTATATAAAACTTAGGCTCCCGTAGGGAGCCTTCGTATATTTACATCAAATAAAAGTTATATAAATGTATAAGAAAGCATATACTGGTAATAAATTAAAACATTTAGGTCCTAATTGGGTTGAAATCCACCTTTGGGAAGAGGATAAAGGACATCAAATAGTACCTTACAACAACATAGCATACCAGGAATGTACTGAAGAAGAACAAACACATACTGGGTTAAATGGTGAGCCTCTTAAACCAATATCTAAATGGTTTTTTTCTAAAAACCCTGATTACAGTTCTAAGAATACCCCAAATTTACATTTCCACGATATGAAACCCCATCAAAAGTTTCTAGTTGAAAAATATGGTGTAAACGATGTTCCTTCTAAAGGGCATAGAGAAGTGTTTTTTGATATTGAGTGTGAAATAGGGGGTGCTTTAACTGAAGAATATATTGAAGATGCACCAATGCCTATTACCTCTATTGCTTGGTGGGATAAACAAAAAGATTATTGGTCTATTCTTATTTTAGATAAAAAAAGTCAACTAAAACATACAAAAACGGGAGAAAACAAGAATAAAGAAATTATACCTTGTGCTACTGAAAATGAATTGTTAGCTAAATTTGTTGAAGCAATAAGAGAAATGGATCCTGATATTTTAGTAGGATACAATTCAGATTATTTTGATATTCCTTATTTGTACTACAGAATGTGTAGAACAATAGGTAAAGATTGGGCTGATCATTTATCTCCTATTGGTAAAGTTAATTCAAAAAAGGGTAACAAATATTTCTTTAAACAAAATCAATATGTAGATATTGTAGGTATTGAATCATTAGATTATATTCGTTTACATAAAAAATATAGTTGGAAGGATGAACCAAGTTGGAAGTTAGATGCTATTGGAGCCAAATATGTTGGTATGAATAAGGTTGAATATGAAGGAAACCTAGATCAATTATTCGAAACAGATATCCATAAATTTATTCAGTATAACTTTGTTGATGTAGAAATACTTCAAAAATTAGATGAAAAATTACAATATTTAGCTTTAACTAAAAATATAGCACACAAAGGAAAACACAATTACAGTGAAGTGTATGCTAATAGTATTTCACAAGATGGAGCAATTTCAGCTTATTTATTATCCCAAGATATAATTCCTCCCCCAAAAGAACCTAATCCACAAAAGAAAGAATCGTATGCAGGAGGATACCTTTTTTGTCCCAAAGCAGGATTGTATAAATATATGTTTGATGAGGATTTAACATCGCTGTATCCGTCTATAATAATGTCTATAAACATAGGTAAGGAAACATTCGTGGGTCGTATTGTAGATGCTAATGAACGTAATAATAGACTGGGACTTAACGATTTAAAGGAACGTGATCCTGAAGAATTATTATTAGTTGAAAACGGCAAACGTAGACAAACTAATGTTAAAGTAAGTGACTTAATTAATATAATTGAATCCCAAAAGTTAGCTGTAGCAGCTAATGGCTCAATGTTTAGAACAGACAAAGAAGCAGTATTATCTACTATTCTTAAAAAATGGTTTGAAGAACGAGTTATTTATAAAACCCGTATGAAAAAAGCATATAAAGCCGGTGATAAAGAATTAGGTGAATATAATCATTTAATGCAGTACACCATGAAAATTTTGCTGAATTCACTCTATGGTGCGACAGCTTTACCAAGCTTTAGGTATGGAATGAATTTCCAAACATTAAGTGAAGCAATCACATTATCAGGACACAGAATTATTCAAGAATCAGCTTTATGTGCTAATAGACACATGAATAAAGTTATGAAGGGTCTAATTCAATTAGATATATAATGGAAATAGAAAGTAGACCTTGGGGAATGTATGAAGTATTATTAGATGCCCCTGAATGTAAGGTAAAAAGAATAACAGTAGCACCTGGTCAAAGGTTATCATATCAATACCACTACAAAAGAAAAGAAATTTGGACTGTAGTTAAAGGTAATTTAACAATTATTTTAGATGGTGAAAAAGTATTTAGAGGACCTGGACAATCAATAAAAATTGGTTTAGGAGATAAACATAGAGCTTGGAATGAAACAGGTGGAGTAGTTCAATTTATTGAAGTACAAACAGGAACGTACTTTGGTGAAGATGATATTGTAAGATTAGAAGACGATTATAAAAGATTATAATACCCCGCGCAAACCAAGAGGTAGTGCGTTAAACGCGCGTAAAATGCGCATAAATTACATAATAATATGGCACTTAAAAAACAATCAATTAGGAGTAACCAATTAATTACAGAAAATGGAGAACCTATTTCTAAAGAAGAATTAATTGCAAGAAGTGAAGAATGGAGTGAAATCCAAGAAAATTTCTTTAGAAAAATGATTAAACAGGGAGGTACTTTTAAAGTAGCGGGTATAAAATATAATGTATCCCTAGTTGAAAGAAATGACCTAGATTCAAATGGAAACAAACCAGTAAAAGTACAACCATTACCTGGAGAAAGAACCTTTTAAATATAAAAATATGTTAGTAGAAGTATCAAACGGAGAGTTATTAGACAAAATTTCAATTTTAGAGTTAAAAATGCTTAAAATTGAGGATAAAGAAAAATTAGTTAATGTTCATAAAGAATTTGACACCTTAAACCCTTTAGTTATAGAATTATTTGAAAGATATGATGGGCAACTTCAAAACCACTATCTTGAATTAGCTAAAATTAATGGTGAACTTTGGGATATAGAAGATTGGATTAGAGATTGCGAACGTGAAAAGAGATTTGACAAAGAATTTGTAGAACTAGCTCGTTCTGTGTATATTACCAATGATAAGAGATGTGAAGTTAAAAAATTAATTAATATTTTAACATCATCAGGTTTAGTAGAAGAAAAATCATATAAAGAATATTAATGGTAAAAGGGGTTATAGCAGGTAATTTTGATGTAATGCATCCGGGTTATATAGCAATGTTTAAAGAAGCATCAGCTAATTGTGATTGCTTAGTAGTAATGTTACATACAGACCCTTCTAAAGAACGACCTGAGAAACTTAAACCTATATTAAGTGTAGAGGAGCGTAAAGCAATGTTACTCTCTCTTATTTATGTTGAGGATGTAGTAAGGTATACTTACGAAGGTCAACTATTAGATTTGTTAAAATACGGTGAATTTGACGTTAGGTTTTTAGGTGACGATTATATTAATAAACCCTTTACAGGTGATAATCTACCGATTAATGTGTATTATCTTAATAGAGACCATGGTTGGTCAACAACAAAATTTAAAAAATTAATATTACAGTCAATATGAAACATTTAGAAGAAACACCTTGGTGGATTTGTGATGCAGATGATGAGAATTATTGTGCTTATGTAGACACGGATTCTAATTATTTTAATGCTGAACCGTTGCTTCTTAAACTATACCCTAATTTTGAAGAGCTTACTGATAAAGAAAAAGATGATATTCTGGAAAAAATAGCATTGAAATATCAAGATATTATCAATGAAGATTATGATAGATTAGCACGTGAAGCATTTAATGTTACTGAACATAGACTTGAAATGAAAACCGAATGTGTTATCCGTTCAGCCTATTTTAGAGCAACAAGACGTTATGCACAATGGATTACAAAGCAAGAAGGTATTGAAAACGAAACACTAGACATTAAAGGTTTAGAGTTTATGAAAGCAAATTTCCCACCTATTTTAGGATCATTTTTTAATGATATATTACAACAAGTATTAAAGGGTGAAGAAAAAGCTAGTATATTAGATCAAATAAAAGTATTTAAAAAGTCTATACTAGATGGTTCAATCCCACTTGCTAAGTTAGGTAATCCATCAGCAATTAAAAAATTAGAAAAATACTCAGGTAAGAGTACTAGAGCCGGAGAAATGTTTACTGAAATCCTTAAAGGTGCCCCCGCACCGGTAAGAGCAACAGTTCGTTATAATGATTTATTGAGACTATGGCAGTTAGATAAAAAACATAATTTAATTACACAAGCGGATAAAGTTAAATTTATATACTTAAAAGATAACCCATATAAAATTGAGGCATTAGCCTTCCAAGACTATGATATCCCTGAAAAGGTAAATGATTTTCTAGAAAGATATGCCGATAGACAGAAAGTATTTGATTCAATATTATTAAATAAATTAGAAGGGTTTTTTTCGGACTTGCAATGGTCTTTAGATTTAAATCCTTACACAAATGCATTAGCATCCTTTGAGATATAAAATAAATTTCGTATATTACAATAAATAAAAAAATAATGGTTAATAAGAGTACACTCACTAGCGTCATTTCAAAATATTATTTAAACGGACTAAATAATCAAGTAAAATGGAGAATTAAAGATAATCAACTTACAGTATACGCAGGTAGTAATGGTCGGGTATGTAAAGTACAACACAATAACTTTAATTTAGAAGATGCAGAATTAGGAATATTTGATACCCATAAGTTAAGTAAATTACTTTCTATTACTAGTGGTGAATTAAATATATCACTTGAAAAAATCAAAGCAGTTTATACTAAAATGCATGTTGCTGATTTAAATTTTGATTTAACATATTCATTAGCAGATATCTTAATTCTAGGTAAAAATACTTATTATGAAGACCCTGAAGAATTTGAAATACAAATAGATTTAACACGAGAAGATATTGACCATTTAATTAAAGCAAAAGGTGCTTTAGCTGATGTAAACAATATGTTAATTACTACTACTCAAGATTTTGATGGAGTAAACGTATGTGAAATAGTATTTGGTGATAATACTGGTTTTTCAAATAAGATTACTTACCAACTTAGAGGAAATATTACTAAAGGAGATATTCAAATCCCATTTGATTCAGATATATTTAAAGATATATTAAGTGCCAACAAAGATATGGAGAAAGGTACATTAAAAATATCAGAAGTAGGTATGTTAAAAGCAAATTTCTCAACAGAAGAAACAGAAAGTGAATACTTTATCGCGAGAAACGAATAGGTCACATACGTATAAAGGAATTTAATATTGCAGGGCTAGGGCATGCTGTTATATTCACAAATAATAAACCGAGAGCTTCGGCCTCACAAAAACTAAATGATATGAGTACATTATTCAATGAACGGACACCGTTCGACTTACTATTCCGTAATCTTTTTAAGACAGACGGAGTTTTCCAACCAACAACGTTTGAAAACAAACAACCACACCCACTAGATATTTTTTATGACGATGAAGGACTTCATTTTGAAGTTGCTTGTACTGGTCTAACTAAAAAAGACATTCAACTAGAAATTGATGGAGATCTTTTGAAGATTATCTATAATAAACCTAATGACGAAGAGTTTGATTATAGTGGCTACATTTATAAAGGATTAGCCTCCAGATCTTTTAACTTAGGTTATAAAGTAGCATCTAAATTCGAACTAGAGAAATTAGAAGCTGAAATGAAAGATGGTTTGCTTCATCTATTTATTCCAATCGCGGAATCTAAAAAAGCAAAAACAATCAAAATAAAATAAAAGTTTTACCAAAAAAGCGTGTCCTAGCGCAATATTATTCGTATATTCACGTCTAATTAAAATCAGTTATATGTCAGAAACAAAACGAAGAAAATCAATTCAATCCATTACCGACCCTCTATTAGAACCATTTTTTATTACAAAAGATGAATACAGTTATACTGTAAAACAAAATGTAACATCAGATGCTTCACATTTTAGATCTAAAGGTAATGCTAAAACCTATGAAAAATCATTGTATTATTTTACAAGTTTAGGGCAGGCATTAACTAAAATAGCAAGTTTACAAGCTGATTTAGAGGATGTAACATCACTACAAGAATATATTGAAAATTACGAACAAATAAGTACTAACATTAAAAACTATACAGATGGCATTAGAAGCATTGTTTGATGCAGTTATCGTTAAACCGATAGAAGCAGAAGAAACCACATATGGTGGTATTATTGTCCCAGATATTGGGAAAGAAAAAAATGAAACAGGTGAGGTTATAGCAATCGGCCCTGGTAAACCAACGATTACAGGAGAATTTATAGCTACCCAACTACAGATTGGAGACAAAGTTATACTACCTACAATGGGATTCACAAAATTACCTTATGACGGTGATGAATACTATGTAGGGCCTGAAAATCAAATCTTAGCAAAAATTATAGAAAATGAGTAAACAAGTTACATTAGGAGCAGAAGCTCGGAAAAATTTAGTAAAGGGTATTGATATATTAGCAGATGCTGTAGTATCAACCTTAGGACCAAATGGTAGAAACGTAGTTATTGCAAATGATCAAGGAGCACCACAATCAACTAAAGATGGTGTTACAGTAGCAAAATCTATTTCTCTTAGCAACCCAGAACAAGAATTAGGGGTACAGTTAGTAAAACAAGCTGCTATTAAAACAGCCGAAAAAGCAGGAGATGGTACAACAACTTCCACTTTGTTAGCACGTGAAATGATTAAAGCAGGATTAAATGCCTTAAATAATGATGAAAATGCTGTTCAAATTAAACGTGATATAGATAAGGCGGTTACTGAAGTAGTTGCAAATCTTAAAAAGAATGTCTCTGAAGATATTTCAAGTGAAGAACAATTAGAACAAGTAGCTAGTATTTCTGCTAATAACGACCCTGAAGTAGGTAAGTTAATTGCAACAGCCATTGAGAAAGTTGGAATGGAAGGAGTTGTTCATATTGAGGAATCTCGTACTGGAGAAACTTATTTAGAGACAGTTGAAGGTATGCAGTTTGATAGGGGTTATAAATCTCCTTACTTTGTTACTAATAACAATACAATGTCAGCTACATTAGAAGCTCCTTTAATTTTACTATCAGAAAATAAGATCACTCAGGTAAAAGAATTATTACCCATTTTAGAAGCAGTTTCTTCTCAAGGAAAATCACTTTTGATTATTGCCGAAGATATTGATCAAGAAGCATTAGCTACTCTGATTGTAAATAAGATGAGAGGTACAATGAAAGTATGTGCTGTTAAAGCCCCAGAGTTTGGTGATAGACGTAAATTAATCTTAGAAGATATTGCTACAACAACAGGTGGTCAAGTGTTTTCTAGAGATAAAGGTATGAAATTAGACAAATTCTCTTGGGAATGGTTTGGTGAAGCTAGAACAGTAACTGTTGAGAAAGAACAAACAACTATTGTTGATGGTAAAGGTACAGAAGAAGATATCAATCAAAGAGTTGAAGAATTACAAAAACAACTAGAAAAATCTCAAACACCTTTCGAAACCGAAAAGTTACAAGAACGTTTAGCTAAGTTTGTTGGGGGAGTTGCTATTATTCATGTAGGTGGAAACACTGAAACGGAAATGAAAGAAAAGAAAGATAGAGTTGATGATGCTCTACATGCTACAAAAGCAGCAATTGAAGAAGGTATTATCCCTGGTGGTGGAATGGCATTATTATATGCTTCTCAAGACATAAAATCAGATTCAACTGGAGCTAGTATTGTAAAAAAAGCATGTAGAAAACCATTTAACCAAATCTTAGTTAATGCCGGTTATGATAATACCCAAGCAGAAATTTTAGCATCAAAGTTAATTGATTCTAATAACACTTGGGATGGTTATAACATCAAAACCGAAGAAGTAGTTAATATGAAAGAAGCAGGGATTATTGATCCTACTAAAGTAGCTAGAACAGCATTACAAAATGCAGCTTCAGTAGCAGGTACTGTTTTATTAACTGAGTGTACAGTAGTGAATGAACCGAGTGAAGACTCACAAGCAATAGATCCATCAATGATGATGGGGATGTAAATTAATAATTAATAAATAAATAAAAAAAGAATGACAAAACAAGAAATTTTTGAGGTAATTGAAGAAAACTTTAATATCTTAGCAGCAGAACACGTAGGAACTACAAAAGCAAGTCAAGGACGAGCTAGAAAAGCAGCACAAGCTATTAAGAGAGTAATTACAGATTACAAGAAAGCATCTGTAGCAGAATCTAAATAAAGTAATTGGGGGAACTTTTGGTTCCCCCATTTATTTTTCGTATATTATATACATGGAAAAACAAAAAACACAAATAGAAGAAACTAATATATTAATAGCTATAAGACAACCACCTGGTGATCGCTGGCAATTAGCAGATGAACCTCAAGGGAAAATATACACTAACCTAACAGATGTTTTAGAAGCATATATGCAAAAATCCGGATTTAGAGGTGACTATCGGTTAGCACCCTTAAAAGGTAATTTATATGCTGTTAGTGTTGAAGAGGTACAAATTACAATAGAACCAATTAAAACATATTCGATCTATGGAGAACTTTCAGAAACAAACTAATAGTTTACTTGTTGAGAAATTTAGACCTACTACTTTAGAAAATTATGTTGGTAATGAAAATATCAAGAAATCAATTTCTAAATACTTAGAACAAAATGATATTCAAAATTTAATATTTTATGGACCCGCTGGTACAGGAAAAACAACTTTGGCAAAACTTTGTGTTCAAAATCTTAATTGCGATCACCTTTATATTAATGCCTCAGATGAACGGGGTATTGAAACGATTCGTGATAAAGTACAAGGATTTGCGAGCGTGGCTTCTTTTAAACCACTTAAGGTGGTCATTTTGGATGAAGCTGATTTTCTTACTATACAAGCGCAGGCTTCTCTCCGTAATATCATTGAAACTTTCTCGCGTACGACGAGGTTTATTATGACTTGTAATTTTGTAGAGCGTATCATTGATCCTCTACAATCTAG